GAAAAGAATTTGGTAAATCCGAGGAAAGAAGCTATACCTAGAGTAATACAACCTAGGAATCCTCGATATAACTTTGAGTTAGCCAAATATCTTAAACCAAATGAGAAAGAATTTTACCGACGTGTCGATAAGATGTGGGATACCGATGGATTAGGTGATAAAACAATTTTTAAAGGATTAAATGCCAAGCAAACTGCTCACCATATGTTGTTGAAAGCTTCTAGATATCACAAACCAGTTTTCATTGGATTGGATGCTTCAAGATTTGATCAACATGTGTCTTCAACTGCTTTGGAATGGGAACATCAAATTTATAAGAATTGTTTTTCATATGGAATTCAGAAATTAACCGAATTGCTTAGTTGGCAAGTTCGGAACTTTGGTAGAGCCTATTGCCAAGGACAAATCATAAAATATAATGTACTAGGAAGAAGAATGTCAGGAGATATGAACACTTCTTTGGGCAATTGTTTGCTCATGTCTTCTATGGTCCACGCTTATATGCGAGAGAAAGATATTAAATCATCTCTGGCAAATAATGGTGATGACTGTGTTCTAATATTTGAAAAGAAACATCTTCATAAGTTACATGATTTGTCTAATTGGTTTATTAAAATGGGATTTAAAATGGTAATTGAAGAGCCGTTATATGATTTGCGGCAGGTACCATTTTGTCAAACCAATGTATTAACTAGTCCCGGGTATAACATATCTGTTCGATCACCACTTGTAGCACTTTCCAAAGATCTACATTCTACGTACAACTTCACCCATGCTAATCAATATGATCAATGGCTATCTTCTGTTGGAATATGTGGTAAAATGTCTACACAGGGAGTTCCTGTGTTGGAAGCATTTTACTCTTCATTTCCCGATATTGAAGTTACTAACAAAAGTTTAATCATTGAGATGGATAGAGAAATCGAATATTGTATGGTTGGAGGATCTGAAAAGCGTGACATTTCTGATGAAATGCGAATTAGTTTTTGGAGAGCGTTCGGTATATTGCCAGATGCACAGATCGAACTGGAAACGATGTTTAAAACCATAAAGTTTAGTGGGGGAAATTATACAAATATTAATAATACCTCCTACATACCGTATGCATCGTTGCTCCAGTCAATGTTGAAAATCTGACAATTTTCTCAAAACAAATAATAATTATAACGACATGACAAAGCGAAATAATAAATCCAAGTCTAAAAATAAAATGAAACAAAATCCACTTACACATAAAATCATACGAGCTCCTCGACCTAAAGTAAGTTTTGATGGTCAAATTTTGAATGGTACTGGGTATATGGTTCCAAATGCATCTTTAATAAATTTGTATGCTGGAATGTATGCTCTAGATTGTTCTAATACTGCAGGAACTGTAGTTGCCAACCAATACATTCAAAGCACTGCTTATGATTTATTGGCTATCACTAAGTTATACAATGAATTTGTGTATCATAGTGTACGGTTTGATTGGGTCCCAAATGTTTCTCCCGGGGTTTCCGATGGAGGATCACAAATATATATTGGATACATTGATAATGCTGAAGAGATAGTTACCTGGGTTGGCGCTGCTGTAGGTACAGCTTTTAATATTGCCAAAACTGGTAGGAATACCAAGTTCTTTAATGCTTGGGAAAGATTCTCTTATAATGTACCTGTATCACATAAACAGAAAACATGGGACACCAACTACAATCTTGCTGCGTATAGTGATTCAAATGTCAATGATCGTTCTGTTCAAGGAGCGGTTGTATTTGGAGCATCTACGCTATCTGCTGCTGTTACATTAGGGCAGTGGAGGGTCACTTATTTACTTGAGTTACGAGGATTGAATGTGAATATGAATGTCTAAGTTGATTTAACTTGGAATGTTACTAGAAATGGAGGCATTATTATAGCACATCTATGAGGTAAACATGTGATTGGTTTGCTAACATTATGGAACAGGGAGACTGGTTTGTCAGATCAGTTGTGACTCCACCCAGAT